GGAGGAATAGGCGCAGATGCCCGCAGACACCACAGATCATGGAGACAAACAGCGATATGGAACGGGAGTGAAATCCCGGTTCCGAGATACCTGCACGAAGCCTGGAAAGCCAAAGCCTCTCCAGAGCAACTACAAGCTCTAGTCACCGAAAAGCTCAAACTCGCACTAGAAAGGGACACATCGAAGGAGCACCGGCGAAACCAAGAGCTACACGCAATAGCAAAGAAGAAAGAGAAGGAACGGAAGCGCAGGACACTCTAACACGCCACCTCACAGGGAGTCCGCCGCTCGCGTTCAAGCGAGCTTGAACACGACGTCGGACTAATAAAGGAGACCAGAATGAAGCGAAGCATCTACGCCATCTACGACAACGTGGCACAGGACATTGTCGGGATGCTGCACATCATGGCGCACGACGCCGTGGCCGTGCGCCTCTTCACCGACATCGCAGCAGCACCCGATACGATGATCAACAAGCACCCCGAGGATCACGACCTCGTGAGCCTGGGAGAGCTGGACAACAACTGCAACGTGATCCCGAATTACCGAGTCATCATGACGGGCCTGAGCTGGGCCGCATCACAGGACAGCGAACAGGATCAGCCGCTCGCACTCACCGGCACGCACGGAGCTCGCAGATAATGCCCAGCTATCAGATCAAGCAGCGCCGACTCGTCAGTCAGGAAGACCACGCGCTCATCGCGCGCAGCGACGTACCTCGCTCGAGATTCACCGGGAGCTGGACACGAAAGACCGCATTCGACGCGGGGAAACTCGTTCCCTTCCTCGTCGACGAAATCCTGCCGGGCGATCACATGCGGTACAACGTCACCGCATACCTCCGCATGAGCACACCGCTGTTCCCCATCCTCGATAACCAGCGCGTCGACACGTTTTTCTTTTTCGTACCGTGTCGACTGCTGTGGGAGAACTGGACGCGGTTCATGGGCGAACAGAAGACGAGCCTCACCGACAGCCCCGCGAACTACAGCATCCCGCAAGTGACGATGCCACTCGGAGGCTTTCAGGTCGGGAGCCTCTGGGACCACCTCGGCTATCCGACCCAAGGACAGGTCACGCCCGGCGCAGGAGGCGAAGCAAACGTCCTCCCGGCTCGCGCATACGTGATGATCTACAACGAGTGGTTCAGAGACCAGAACCTCATCACGCCGCAGCTCTTCAGCGATGGCAACGGACCGGACTCACCGGGCAACTTCCCGACGTTCATGTACTACCGGGCCAAGTCCCACGACTACTTCACGTCGTGTCTCCCGTGGCCGCAGAAGTTCACCTCACCGAACGTACCCATCACCGGGCTCGCGCCCGTCACCGGCATCGGCGCCACCGGCACGACCGCCATCGCATCACCCGCAGTCGTCAACGAAACCGGGGGGAGCGCCACCTACGCCAACAGCTTCCTGGCGTGGAGCAACAATAGCCCGAGCAGCTCACTGGCAATCAAGGCCACACCGGGACCGACGAGCATCCCGCAAATCTACGCCGACCTCTCACAGGCAACGGGCGTCAGCATCAACCAGCTCCGCCAGGCCTGGCTCATCCAGACCCTCCTGGAAAAGGACGCGCGCGGAGGTACCAGGTACACGGAAATCGTCAAAACGCAGTTCGGGGTGACGAGCCCCGACATGCGACTCCAGCGCCCCGAATACTTCGGCGGCGGGAGCAGCTCCATGAACATCACGCCGATCGCACAGACGGCGCCGACCAACATCGACGGACAGAGCCCCGTAGGCGCCCTCGGCGCCGCAGGCACCGCAGTAGGACAGCATCACGGCTCATTCGCCGCCACAGAGCACGGCTACGTGATAGGGCTCATCAACGTGAAGTCCGAGCTGAGCTATCAGCAGGGACTCCACCGCATGTACTCACGCAAGACACGCTACGACTTCTACTGGCCAGCGCTCGCCGGACTCGGAGAACAGGCCGTCTACCAGAAGGAGATTTACTACACGGGCGTACCGGGGCCGAACGACGATGACAAGGTGTTCGGGTATAACGAGCGCTGGCAGGAATACCGCACGCGCACCAGCGACGTGACCGGCATCATGAAGAGCACCGCCGCCGGAACACTGGACAACTGGCACCTCGGCCAGCGCTTCGCGACACCGCCCGTCCTCAGCTCGGAGTTCATCAGCGATACGCCCGACATGACGCGCATTCTCGCCGCGGGCGCACTCGCACAGGGCCAGCACTACCTAGCCGATATTCTCATCAACCGAGAGGCGGTGCGACCGATCCCGGTGTACGGGACGCCGGTATCCATCGGCAACTTCTAATGCCGGGACCACTACTCCCACTCGCGCTAGGAGCCCTGTCTGCCGGAAGCGCATGGCTCACCAACCGCGCGAACGCCGACCAAGCGCAAAAGCAGATGGACTTCCAAGAGCGCATGAGCAACACCAGCGCACAGCGCGCGGTCGCAGACTACAAGGCCGCCGGGCTCAATCCAGCGCTCGCGTACGACAAGGGCGCATCATCACCGGGAGGCGCCAGCGCAGTCATCGGAGACGTAGCAGAAAAGGGCATCAACAGCGCACAGAGCGCACGGCTCGCAATGGCGCAGGTACGCACCGCGGAGGCGAACGCGCAGACCGCAGAAGCACAGGCGCAGCTCGCGACCGCACAGAAAGAGCGCATCGTCAAACTCACACCCGAAGAAGTCAACCAAGCAACAGCAGACACCACGACCAAGCGCGTCAACGCACTCACCGCACAAGAAATCTTCAACGCAGGACCGCTACGCGAACTCGACGCACGCATCAGAGGGCTCAATGCCAACACGCGCGCAACGGTTGCAAGAGCTTTACTGGACGAGTATGCAGGGCCAGCCGCCGGCGCTCGATCTGACCTTTGGCAGATCATCCGACGAGCCGGCGCCACCAGCGCACGCGGATGGCAAATGCTCGGAGAAACCGGCAGCTCCGCCGCCGACAAAATCGAGGACGTAATCGGGGAAATCATCAGCAACGCCGGAGGCGCTACCGCCATCATCAGAGGTCTCCGGAAATAGCAATTGGACCTTCAGCCTAGGGGAAAACCCCGATGCTTACGTACGCTAGGACACAGACGGACGGGCGACAGGACGAGTACAGCCTGAACGGCGCCCTGAGCTGCAACCCAGACCACGACAAGACCCGACAGGAGTTCGCGGAGGAGGCCAACATCAACACGCTGCTCGCGCGCTATGGGGTCCAGAACGCCCGAACGCCCCAGTACGGGGACGTGGACTATGACGTGGGGTTCACGGAGGCCATGCACAGCGCGCAGCTCGCGCACGAAGCCTACCTGAGACTCCCGAGGGAGATCAGGGACCGGTATCCGACTTGGGACGCCCTCTATCAGGGCGTGCTGGCCGGAGAGGTCGAGGTCGACGACGACGCGCCGAAGCCCGAAGAGACCCCGGTAACACAGGGGTCTGACAACGCACCGACCACGAATTAGCAGGTACGCAAAAAGTAGCTATGCAAAAAGTAGCGAACGACTCGCAACTATTTGCGAATTGCAGACTTAGGACCGACAGACGACCTTCAGAAAGGCCGCTGTCAGTCCGCACATACCTATCAAGTAAAGGGTATGTGCGCCCCTACGGGGCCTAACTCCGCGTGTGACATAGGGTTACACGCAAAAACGAGAGGGGCCGCTTTGCAGAGCGACCCCCCTCGCCAAACATCTCACCGGGAGACCCCCCCAGATGAGACACAGGACGCAGAAACGTAGTTCAGCTCGCCGGTTCAACAACCGCGCAAGCAAGACCACGGCGATGAACATCGGGCAGCCCCACCGTGGCGGGTGGAGGCTCTAATGCCGTGCCTTGCCACCATCCGATTCCCGCATGGCGGGACCGCTCCGGGGCCGTTGGCCTCCGAGAGCCACCAGAAGAACGCAAGCAAGCCTTCCTGCAACTGCCGTGTGGCGGCTGCCTCGGCTGTCGCGAATCTCGCGCGCGGGAATGGGCGCTCCGCTGTTCTCTGGAAGCACAAGCGCACGACCGCGCGTGCTGGGTAACCCTGACCTACAACGACGACCATTTGCCGGAGTTCGGCACGCTCCGCAAGGAGCACTTGGTCGGCTGGCTGAAACGAGTCAGGCACCACCTCAAAAAAGAAGGCACACGCATCAAGTTCTTCGCCTCCGGCGAATACGGGGAGCTGAGTGAGCGACCGCATTACCACTGCATCATCTTCGGCGCTCACGACCACCCAGCCTATCAACAGAGCTGGCGATTCGGCTACACCCGAACAGACGACCTCACACCTGCCGCCATCAAATACGTGGCAGGCTACACATCCAAGAAGATCGGATGGAAAGAGGAATACCGTCGCATCGTCGACGACGAGACCGGAGAGCTGCTCTACGAACGAGAAGCGCCGTTCATCAACATGAGCAGAGGGGGACGCGGACAAGGCCGCGGAGGAATAGGCGCAGATGCCCGCAGACACCACAGATCATGGAGACAAACAGCGATATGGAACGGGAGTGAAATCCCGGTTCCGAGATACCTGCACGAAGCCTGGAAAGCCAAAGCCTCTC